TCTGCTAAATCTATAATAATTTCCTCATTTCGCATGACTACACCTCTCTCTAACTATTCCTTTTCACGCGTCTAGGCGGTCTTCTTTGACGTTTTACTTTGTTCCTGTGTTTTATATTTCCTTTAGGTTTTATTGGCTCTAATTCTTCGATTCTAGCATCTGTTTTGGCTACATACTCCTGAAATGCTTTAACAGTCTGCGCAATCATTCCATATAAGCCAACACCATTTTCTTTTGATTCATCCGGAAGTACAACTCCATAGTGCGTTGTAATATCGTTTGTTGTAAGGAGTGGATCTCCTTCTTTACGGTTCATACGCATATCATATAATTGAGCCATTTCTGTTTTAAGGTTATATTGTTTAATTTCCCACCCCATTACCTTCTCTAACGCGTCAAATTTAATATCACGTATATTGGTTTTATATTTCTTTTTAGAAGACACTTTAAAATCTGCTGCTAAAACACCGTTAAAATAAGTTCCTCCACCACTTTTTACTTGCACATAGGTACTTTCATAATTTCTATTATTCCGTAATAAGATGTTCTGAAATACGATGTCACTATCTCCACCAGGTGTCAACTTCAAATCCACAATTCGATCTCCATTCTGGCGAAAGTTAAACCCTTCTTTTGCAGTAAAATAAGCGCCACCTGCTTTACTTTCCAGGAAAAGATTATTTTGACACTTAAAAGAAGCATAGGATTCTTTTGACTCCAGTTCTAAGCTTTGATCCGAACTTAGTTCCGCATGGCCATTTTGATTAAACGCAAGAGATGCTGAGAAATAGACCCTTGTTGGGTCACCATTTTGATACCCATTCGATATTCCGATTCCCCCTGACTTCGGAGAACCATCTAGCTGATAAACTAACACTGCACCTTGCGTGGCTGTTATATCATTGTTGCCACCTAATACAATAGTGGGTTGCATGACATTATTATTATTTATATAATAGCCCATGAAAATCCGAGTGATATACGATTCCATTAATCTAATAAATTGCTTGGAAATAGAAACATAATTGGAATCATTGGCAGTTCTAAGAGTGGTTCCTGTTATTTCTCCGCCTCGAATCAAATTTCCATTCAATACTCCAGTAGTGATGAAATCCGCGACAATACGCCCATCTTTTGTCATTGCTATTTCATACGGACCATTTACCCCGTTTGATGAATAACCTAACCCGTTTATGTTCCACTGCCACACTTTTGAAGCTGTCATTTCATTTTTGGTATCCATAATTAAAATTCGGTCTGGATATACACGTACATTTCCACCAAACCCTGAATTAATTAGTTTTGTTGCATTTTCTTTCGCCGCATCAAGTAAAGATCCTGGCATATTGGATAAATCTTGTTGAATTTGATCCACTTTACCTGTAACGTCTGTAAAAGATTCTTTAAAGTTACCAATGGTTACATTTATATATTCCTTTTTAATTGGATCATATTTATACGCAATGACTTTTGCTTGAATATCAATACCGTCTTCCTCATGTTTAACTGTAACAATATCCCCCATCCAGACACGCTGTAAAATTTTATATTCCTTATACTCCTCTGTTTGAGACAACTCTTGAAATTCAACCTTATAAGTCGCTTTTGGTTGATCTACCATCTGAATATCAAACATATCTTTAGCGGCTTGACGTAACCTTTTATATGCTTCTTCTAGAGGTAATGCATCTTCATCATTCGCATTTTTACCGATAGCTGCTTTTATATGATTAAATTCAATAACTCGTATTCTCGGATACGGATACTTATTAATTAGTGGGCTATCTACATATTTTTCTGGTAATAACAATCCGTCAAACCCTTGTGGCATAATTCTGGTAGTAGGGCTTTTCCAGTCCACACTTCCCTCATACCCTAACAAATCTTTTTTATGCCTGATAACTACTCCACGGTTAGATCCTCGGCTTTTCAACATCTTTACATCAAAGTTATCTCTTTTTAATTCGCCACCCCATCGATTTACGAATGAGTTATCTTGGCTCGTATCCAACATTGCTTCAACTGGATTCTTTCGAACAATACGTGCGGTGGATATATTTGTTACATCAGAATAAAAAGTAAAAGGATGCTTATATTGACAACCCGATGATAACCTAGCCATAGCCGCACTACCATTTGTGGGCTGAATAAATATATCTTCAATCAAGTTTTCTGTTAAATCATAAAAAATATGGTAACAAACCGCTTTGATTTCTCCCATACTCACTTTAGGAGTTACCACGCGAAATAACTGATCCCCATCAGGAGTAGGAACTTTTATGATGCTCATCCCGTCAATTTTCGTTCCATATGGAGCAAATAAAGGATAATTAAAATTAAAAACAAATAAACCGTTGAGTTCCTCCTCAACAGTTGCACTATAAATATGTTTATCTAAAACACCAATTCCATTATGCGTAAAATCTGTTTCATTTGGTTTATATAAAGTAATCATTATTTATATCTCCATCTTGGCTGAATTGAAATAAATTGAATAGCCCCTGACCACTCTATTTTATTTACTCCTATTTGAAATTCTGGAAAATCACCAATCATTTTATCATTCATTGGCACTGTACCACTGTATGCCTCTAATAATTCTGAATCTACTACAACAGAACCATTTACATCTTTAATCTGAAAAGAAACATCATTAATGAAAATTCGAAATGTACCATTACCTGCAACGAACAACATTGGAGCCGATTCCATTGTACCCGGATTATAAATAGATCCAGGAGTACTCAACATTATGTTTACATCTTCTGTATACTCAAAAGGATCAAGCGTAAAGTCGACTTCAAACTCACCGTGTTCTTCAATTTCATTTGCAATATCACCTATTACAACATGTTTAATTTTTCGATACACATCATCATCTGTAAAATATAGTGTCTTGCCATTCATCAACCAAGCCTTCATGCGCCGAACTAGTGGCTTAATATTCTCTTCTTCAAGCATATTGAACTTTATTTTTAAAGGGACGTTTTTAAACGCCCCTTTTTTTGTAAGTGAACCATGTCTACCCGGCACTTCAATATGTTCTACTTCCTGTTCTGCTGTAGGAATAATAGGGCGTTCTACCATACATATTCCATAGTCACTTGCTAACTGATTATCGATACCTATGTCTAGCAATTTAAGTCCTCCCTATTCCTATTTTTACATTACGACCACGCTCAGCAAACCAATCATTTGCTTTTTCAAACATACGATCCACATCACGTTCATTATTAATTGTGTTATAAAAATTAATTTCTACAGGACCACTGTCAATTTGTTGAACAATCGGTTGGACTGCTCTTGTCGCTAACGTAGACAGATTAGAAGCAATGTTATCTTGTTTATTTATTCCATATAAATTTAACTTTTTAAAAGTATCATCAACCATATTTGAAATGTTATTAAGTGCGGATTGTAACACATTACCTTTGGTTGACTTTTGGTTTGGAGCATTATAAAAATCTTTAAAAATCTGCTCTCTGAAACCAGCTACTTTCTTACCTATCTCCAACCACTTTCCAGACTCTACAAATTCCTCTTCTAATATCTTTTGAAAAGGATCTCCACTCTCTAATACACTACGAATATAACGAGCAACAGGATTATTTTCGCTCATACCACTATTAACATCATAACCTTCAAGCTCTTTACCAACTTGTTTAAGTGCATCCCTCATGTCTACGGGTAAATGGGTAATCCAATCATTAAGATAGTCACCATCTTCCAATATTGCCTCAAAATAACTCCGAAGAGGATTATTATTATTCATGTCGTTTAAAGTGGAGCTATTGAAAGTATTTAACGTAGTTTCTAATACCGTATACACTGAATTTGCTAAGTTTTTAGCTGCCGCAAGAACTGTTGACATTGATTGTTCCATACCAACAGCAAGCCCGGCACCAACTTGTTTACCAACCTGATCCCTCATTTTTCGAGATGGACTATGGATGTCGAAGAAGGAAGTAAAACCGTCAAGAATATCGTTACCAATAGATTTCACCTTATTTAACACTTTACCAGCCATGCTACCTAGACCATCTATCAATCCACTTATGATATCTTTACCTATCTTGAATAAATCAATCTTCTTTAATGTATCAACAATCTTCGGTACAATATCTGTCACGATTGTAGAACCTAATTTTCCAACCATACTCACAATACCTTTTATTAAAGCCCAGATCAGTTGAACACCAGCTTCAAGGATTTTAGGTAGATTCTTAATTAACTCTCCTGCTAAAGTAACAATTAGCTTTAATGCTGCTGCAATTAATTCCGGTATCACCTTTACGATCCCAGCAATCAACATAAGTAAAATTTTTACGCCAGCTTCAAGTATCTTCGGCAAGTTTGCAATTAACGTGGATGCTATTTTGACAATTAAATCTAATGCTGCATTAATAAGCTGTGGTAACACTTGTACGATACCATCAATAATGGCCATTAAAATCTTTACACCGGATTCAATTATTTTAGGTAAGTTTGTTAATAAAGTATCCGCCACTTTGGTTATAAGATTTATCGCTAAATCAATAAGTTGCGGTAGCATTTTAATGATTCCGTCTATTAAGCTAGTTAAAACCTTAACACCAGCTTCAATTATCATAGGTAAATTCGCTGTAATGGCTTCAATTAAAGTTGTAATGACTGTAATAATCGCTAAAGCAATCATCGGTAAAGCTTGTGTGATTCCTGTAATTAATGAAACTAATAAATTTATTCCCATTTCAATTAGCTGAGGTAAAAATGACATAATTCCACTAATAATAGTTTGAATAATTGTTACAGCTATTTGAATTAACTGTGGAAGCATCTGCATAATTCCGTTTATTAAGGTTAGGATCAATTGAAGTCCTGTTTCTATGAGTGTAGGTAAGACTTGTACAATTCCAGAAATTAAAGTTTGAATGATTTGTATTCCCGTTTGAACAATCACGGGAAGATAGGTAGCAATCATCTGTGAAATTGTATTTATAATCCCAACAATGGCTTCAAGCACAATTGGAGCCGCTACAACCAAACCATTCACAAGGCTTGAAATCATTTGTGATCCAGCTTCAAGAAATTGCGGTAATGCTGTTGTTACGAAATTGGCTATATTAGTAAAGATATTCGTAATAGTTTCAAGGATAATTCCTGAGTTTGCATTCAAATACTCTGCAATCGCTGGCAAATAACGAGATACAGAGATGAGAACACCAGGAAGCCCACCAATAATCGCTCCCGCTATAGTAGGGCCAATCGTCTTAAAAATTTCACCTAACTGGCTAAAATCTCCCGAAAAAACAGCTTTTACTGCATCAAAAAGATGAAGACAAGCTTCACGTATCTTGCTGACTGCCAACCCTATTATTTCAGCCGCATTTTGAAATCCTTTTGGTAAATGAGTAATCCAATCATTTAAATAATCTCCATCAACAGCCGTATAGAATAGATATTTCCCCAGTGAAGATAATGCGTGCCCAAAGTTTTGAACACTTTCAATTACATTCGTAATGCTATTTTTGAACCCTTCATTGGTTTGCCATAAATTTCGCATCCAAATAATCAATCCAGCAATAGCTGCCGATGCGGCTATCACTCCACCTGCTACTAATGCAACTGGACCAGCAACAGCCCCAATACTCACACCCAATATACCAGCTATACTGGATAAGGTGACAAATACTGGGGCTAACGCCATACATGCTCCAACAAGAATTCCGAGCGCGGTTACAATTGTTGTTATAGCTGCTGATAATGCTGGGTGTTCCGAAACGAAGCCCGCAAAAGCACTAATTACATCAGCAATGACTCCCAAAACAGGTTCAAGTGCCATTTTCAAGTCGTTCATAGCTTTTTGAAACTTTACAGCTGGGCTGGCATCCATTTTCTTAATCATTTCATTTAGCTGTTCTTGATTCTTGTTTAAATCTATAACTTTATCTTGAGCACCAATAAGTGTATTCGTAATATTTTGTCCTTGGTCTTCATACATTGTCATTTTGTTATCGTAAAGGCTTTTTATCCTCTACTTCTTACAGTTCATTTCCTGTAAGTTCGGCATACGTTTTCACTAATAAGTGTCGCGGTCTCGTGGAGGGATTATATCTTTTCACCCTCTATGCTCTGCCCCTGACTATACTTTGCATGGCCTTCGGTTCAAATCAGGATTCGCACCCTCTTTGCTTTATACCGCGATTTTACTTCGGCACAATTTATCATCTACCGAACAGTTTAACACCGATTTCATTTCGTTTTGTTTCATCTTCAATACTTGCCAAGGCTTTCGCAATCTCTGTCATTGCTGCCGAACCTTCTTTACCGCCTTTAGCGACAGATTGCCCCCACTTTTCTAACTGATCAGCCGAAATTTTAGTGCCTTCAAGAGCTTCTTTCATAGACTTGTCGACACCTTGACCAAATTCAGCCGCTTTAATACGGCCTTCTTTTAATCCATCTAAGAGATTATCAATCATTTGTAGTCAACGTGATTCGCAACGTCACGCCCGTTCTCTTATGAACTGCTATACGTCACCGTATAGATTAGACTATATCTTCAACTACTTGAGTTGCTCCCCGTTTCGAGTGTCATTTGCTTACACCCTACGTCTCTCGACTAGTCGTTGCACGTTCCTTAATTAAAAGGCTTCGCTCAGTATTGTCTCATTTGAGAGTTCCACTGAATTAAAGGAGTTTTTCATTGTATGTCGCCATACAAGGGAACTATAATCTAATTCCAGGTACCTGTATCAACACCAGCCTCCATAATCGCTTGTACTTCTTCAGCATTGTAACCTGCTCGTGTTAGCTGCCCGCCATATTCAGCGATAATGTCCAATTGCTCAGGAGGAAATCCGATTTTTAACAGCCGATTCGTTAACCCTAAGGCCGTATCACTAGTTATCCCTAATTCATTACCAATTTCATTCGCTTCTTGAATTAATTCAGTAAAATCTATACCTGCATAAGCACTTGCAATGGCTCCTGCTCCTTTTACAATGGAAGCATTAGCTTTATCACTGACAGTTTGATTTAATGCCCATTGTCTACGTGTACCCTCCAGTGCTTCTTCCACATCAACACCATAAGCTTCTAAACCGCGAACCGCTTCTTCTACTGATTTTTTAGAGGATGCTGGAACATCAAAAGAAACATCAATTTTTGTTTTTAATTTAGAGGTATCCAGTGCTTGCTCAATGGCTCCTGAAATACCACCGCCAGCCATTAATCCACCAAGAATATTTTCTAAACCGATATCTAATTCTTTAAAACTGTGCGATGCTCTTTCTGCTTCTCGTGAAATGTCTCTCAAGTCATTTCGAACTTGTTGTAATGAGTTCCCATCATCTATAGAACGAAGAGAGCGCTGTAATTTCTCAATATCTGCTTCTGAACCTAATGCTTCACGACCAATGATTTGAATCGCTTGTTCTAACTGCCTAGCTGTCGCTGTACCGTTTCGTATTGCGTTTGTAAGGTTATTTCCTAATGCATTTGCAAAATGATCTACACTCGTTTCAGTCGCATCAAAGAATGTCTTTAATTGTTTCGTAGCGTTTTCTTGTTCCTGCAAACTTCTATTTGTCGCACTTAATTGATTCTGCAACTGCTGTTCTGCTGTCCGAGCTTGTATAAGCTGCGTTTCATATCTTTGGATTTCACTAGCATTTTCACCATACTGCTGTTTGGCTTGATCTAACTGTTTCTGATAGTTTTGTACTTTACTAGCTGCAACAGTATGTTGCTCTC